TGCGTACTGCCGCGACTGTGGGTGCTGCAACTTCGTCGTCCGCATTCGCTCTGGCTGTTCCAGCCTAATTGAGCTCCCCGGCCTAGCGCCGGGGGTTAACTTTCATTAGGAGAACATCATGGCAAATGCAACTTCCGTCGTGGTCCGCGCTGGTAATGACCAGTTTCGCGGGCTGTATACCAACACTTGGCTGGTTCGTGCCACTCTAAACGCTGACAGCTTGTCTGACGGCGCAGGTGACACCGATACCGTGGCTGTCCCCGGCGTCGCGCTCGGCGACATGGTGCTGTCGGCCTCGCTGGCCGTTGATGTGGCTGGTCTGATCGTGACCGGTTATGTCAGCGCAGCCGATACCGTCAGTATCCGGTTCCAAAATGAAACCGGCGGCACGGTGGACTTGGCATCGTCCACATTGCGTCTGGTTGTAGCACGTTCACTGGCGTAAAAATTGGGGGCTTGCGCCCCCAATTTGCCGTTCGGAGGTTTTTGTGGCGACTTTCAAATGCTTGACCAGTGGCCAAACGGTCACGTTTACCCTTCAGCATGATATTGACAGCATGAAAGGCCATCAGGGCTACGTGCGGATCGATCTGCCAGAAGACCAGCAAGAGGAAGCGCCGGTGGCGATTAATATAGCGCCCCCAGCCAAACGCATGGGGCGTCCAAGGAAACCGGAAAATGTCAGAAATTGACCCTCGCGAGTTTGGAAAGCTCGAAGCACAAGTGGAAGCACTGAATGTGGAAGTCCACGCCTTGCGTAACGACGTCAAGACCTTGCTGGAGCTGGCTAACAAATCCAAAGGCGGCTTCTGGATGGGGATGACGATCGCCTCGACGTTGGGCGGGATACTGACTTTTGTGGCCGATCGGCTATTTTTTAAGGGGTAATATCATGCCTATGGTTGATGGTAAGAAATATCCGTACACGAAAAAGGGCAAGCAGGAAGCTGCTTCGGCCAAGATTAGCAAACTGCGTAAAGAGGGTTACCCGCAGAAACAAGCCGTGGCTATCGGCTTGAGCATGGCCGGCATGGCCAAGAAAAAGGCCAAGAAATGAAACCCGGCCTGTATGCCAACATAAACGCCAAGCGTAAACGCATCGCTGCCGGTTCGGGCGAGAAGATGCGTAAGCCTGGGTCTAAAGGTGCTCCGACTACCGCTGCGTTTAAGGAGTCGGCCAAAACGGCTAAACCGAGGAAAAAATGAAAACTCCAGCTTGGCAAAGAAAGGCCGGTCAAAATGCAAAGGGCGGCTTGAATGCCAAGGGCCGAGAGTCTTATAATGCAGCAACTGGGGGCAACCTCAAAGCGCCGGTAAAATCCGGCGACAACCCACGACGAGCTTCTTTTCTCGCCAGGATGGGCAATATGCCCGGTCCCGAGCGTAAAGACGGTCAGCCTACTCGGCTTTTGCTGTCTTTAAATGCTTGGGGCGCATCATCCAAGGCAGACGCAAAGGCAAAAGCTAAAGCTATATCCGCAAGGAATAAGGCGAAAAGCAAATGACCTACTTAGAACTCGTCAACGATGTCTTGGCCCGCCTGCGGGAGCAGCAGGTGACGACCGTCGGCCTGACTACGTACTCTTCCTTAATCGGCAAGTTTGTCAATGATGCCAAGCGTCAGATTGAGGACGCCTACGACTGGAACGCGCTAGGCCAAGAGATTACGGTCACTACGTCAGGCAGCGTCTACGAATACTCCATGACCGGTGCCGGTCAAAAATTCCGCGTTACCAGTGATCCTTTAAACATCACCAGCAATGTCGTTATGCAGGTCATCCCTGTAAGCGACATGCGCCGCAAGCAGTATCTGCAGCCCACGATTACGGCAGTGCCTTCTGAGTATTGCTTTGAGGGTGTGGACAACAACGGCGACGCTAAAGTGCAGCTGTGGGGGCGCCCTAATGGCGTCTACACCATCAAGTTTTTCCTGTCTGTACCGCAAGCCACGTTGTCGTCGGATTCGACGTCTGTGTTGGTGCCGGATGTTTTGGTAGCCCAGAATGCCTACGCCAGAGCGCTGGTTGAGCGCGGCGAAGACGGCGGTCTTAATTCATCCGAAGCCTACGCGTTGTACAAGTCCATGCTGTCGGATTACATCGCGCTGGAAGCTACCCGTTTCCCTGAAATGCAGGAGTTTCTCGCCACATGAGCCAGCCGCTACGCATCGATACGATCTCGGCGCCAGGCTTTTACGGCCTGAACACCCAAGATTCGCCGCTTGATTTGAACGCTGGTTTTGCGCTGGTTGCAACCAACTGCGTCATCGATCAGTACGGTCGTGTCGGTGCCCGCGAAGGCTGGTCAAAAGTCAACAGCAGCTCGGGCAACTTGGGCGCTAATGATGTGGGCGTCATCCATGAGCTGGTCGTCGCTGATGGTACGTACACGATCCTGTTTGCTGGCAACAACAAGATTTTCAAGCTTGATGGCAGCAACGCCGTTGTCGAGTTGACCTACGGGGGAGGGGGTACAGCCCCCACAATCACAGCCAACAACTGGCAGTGCGCCTCGCTTAACGGCATCACGTATTTCTTCCAGACAGGCCATGACCCGCTGATCTACGACCCGGCAGTTAGCACCACGACCTACCGTCGTGTGAGCGAAAAGACGGGTTACGCAGGCACGGTGCCGTCTGGCAATATTGTCATTTCGGCTTATGGCCGCCTGTGGATTGCCAACACCGCGTCAGATAAGCAGACATTGACGTTTTCAGACTTGCTGGCAGGGCACATATACACAGGCGGCACGTCGGGTACGTTGAATGTCAATAACGTCTGGCCTGCTGGGCCGGATGAGATTGTTGGCCTGGCTGCGCACAACAACTTTCTGATCATCTTCGGCAAGCGCCAGATATTGGTGTATCAGGGCGCAACGGCACCGGCCACCATGTCGTTAAACGACACGGTGGTGGGTATTGGCTGCATCGCCCGCGACTCGATCCAAGGCACTGCGACGGACGTCTTCTTCCTATCTAACAGCGGTGTGCGGTCGTTAATGCGAACGATCCAAGAGAAGTCAGCGCCGTTTCGTGACATCAGTAAGAACGTGCGTAACGATTTAATGGGCATTATTGCAGGCGAGACACTGGCTAATATCAAGGCTGTGTACTCCGAAGTCAACGCGTTTTATCTGTTGACCATGCCTACTAACCAGTCGGTGTACGTGTTTGATACGCGAGGCTATTTGCCGGACGGATCTTGTCGCGTGACGCAATGGACATCAATTACGCCGTCAGCGTTGCTATCGCGTCGTAACGGCGACCTGTTGTTAGGTCAGACTGGTTACATCGGAAAGTATGGCACGTATTTGGATGACGCTACTGAATATCGGTTTCAGTATTACACCAACCACAGCGACTTAGGCGACCAGAGCGTTACGTCTATATTAAAGCGCATTGGTGTTGTTGTGATTGGCGGCACGAATCAATACGTCACAGTTAAGTGGGGTTTTGATTTTAGTGAAAATTATTTGTCGCAAAACACGCAAATCCCTACACAAAGCGTATCTGAGTATGGCATAGCCGAGTACGGCGCTAATGGTGTTCCTGTTGCGGAGTATGCAGATGGTATTGCATTACAGACGTTATACGCGCAAGGTACGGGCTCTGGCCGTATTGTTCAGACGGGCTACGAAGCTGATATTAACGCTTCGCCGCTGTCGATTCAAAAAATTGAGATTCTGTCGAAAAACGGAAGGGTGACATGAGTAACTACGTAAAGAGCACGGATTTCGCCGCCAAAGATGCGCTGGCATCCGGCAATGCGGCCAAGATCGTCAAGGGCACGGAGATTGACACCGAGTTCAATAATATCGCCACAGCGGTCGCGACTAAGGCTGACTTGGCAAGCCCAACGTTTACCGGCACGCCCACCCTGCCAACCGGCACGATAGCAGTCACACAATCGACTAGCGACGACAGCACTAAACTAGCTACCACCGCGTTCGTGCAGGATCTTGTTGGTGCGGTGAAAGAATCTTTGTTCCCTGTTGGCGCTATCTACACTGCGGTAGTTTCAACCAACCCCGGTACGTTGCTAGGGTTTGGGACATGGACAGCATTTGGCGCTGGTCGTGTCATGGTTGGTTACGACGCGAGCAACGCGTTGTTTGACACAGCTGAAGAAACGGGCGGTTCTGCTAATGCTATTGTTGTTAGCCACACGCACACAGTAAATGATCCTGGCCACACGCACAGTTATAACAGAGATACTTTAGATAACTTGGATGGCGGTCCATTTTCGCGTCGTTCTGGCACGGGCGCTGACGCCAATACAACGTCATCGGCAACTACCGGCATAACACTTAGCACTGAGGGCTCTTCCGGCACCAACGCCAATTACCAGCCGTACATCACGGTGTATATGTGGAAAAGGACGGCATGATTACAGATACCCTACCTGAGTACCAGATCACCCATCATTTTAGTGATGGGCTGTATGCCAAAGAGATGCGTGTTGAGGCAGGGCAAGCCATTTTGAAGCACACGCATGAGTTTAGCCACCTGTCGATTTTGGCTCGAGGCCGTGTTGCCGTACTGATGGGCGATGAAATAGAAGTGATTGAAGCACCGGCTTGTTTGAACATCAAAGCGGGTTTGGTACATGGCGTTAAAGCCATTGAAGATTGTGTTTGGTATTGCATCCATGCCACGAACGAGAAGGACGTGGCCAAGGTGGATGAAGCTATCATAAAGGGGTACTGACATGCCAGTAACGGCAGCTCTTATCGGCGGCGGCGCAAGTCTTATAGGCGGCCTATTAGGCGGCAGCTCGCAAAAGAAAGCCGCACAAATATCAGCGAATGCTACAAAAGATGCGGCGCGAATTGCGGCTGAAGAGCAGCGATTCCGTCCTGTAGGCGTTACTACTCGGTTCGGCAGCAGTCAGTTCCAGTTTGGACCTGAAGGCCGTCTATCAGGTGCGGGGTATACGCTAGACCCGCGCTTAGTCGGCTATCAAAACCGTCTGCAGGCGTTGGCTGAACAGCGACTTGGTGAAGCTGAGATGGCCGGCGAAGCCTACGCGCCGTTGCGAGGTGCCGGTGCCAGTTTGATGCGATTGGGCGGCCAATATCTGGCTGAGACACCGGAGCAAGTTGCGCAAAAATACATGCAGCGTCAGCTTGACTTGCTCTCGCCATCACGCGAACGTCAGTACGCCCAGCTGCAGAACCAGCTGTTCCAGACAGGTCGCGGCGGTCTGGCTGTGGGCGGCACCGGCGCGCGTCCTAGTGGCAGCCCCGGTCTTGCAGCAGCCAACCCCGAGATGGAAGCGTACTACAACGCCTTGGCGCAGCAGGACGCAGCGCTGGCAACGCAAGCCCAGCAGGAAGGCCAACGTCAGTTGGCGTTCGGCACAGGTCTGTTTGGCCAGGGCGCTGGGCTCTATGGTGGTTACGAGTCAGGCGTCACAGGCGCTCTGAATCCGTTTACCACCGCGCTGGGCGGTGTCTCGACGCTTGAGAGCTTGGGTATGCAGCCGCTGGATATTGGCGCGCAGTTGGGTGGCCGTGCGGCTACCGCAGGCGCTCAAGTAGGCCAAACGCTGTTCCAAGGCGGCATGAACGCAGCACGAACTGAACAAGCCGCCGCGTTTGATCCGTGGGCTGCTGCGTTGTCGGGCTTGGGTAGCAACCCGGTATTTGGCCAAGGTATCGCAAATCTGTTTAGTGGTGCGGGTAATGCGGCGGATTATGATTGGAGCGCTGGCAACGTTAACCAAACACCTGCTACCTATTGGCGCTAAATTTCGTTTTGACAGCCGGCACAAACGCAAGGAATTAAAGTTATGGCTACTAGTGATATCTTAGGTCTGTTCATGTCGCCTGAACAATATCAGGCGCAACAAATGGCGCAACAGCAAGCCGCTGAACAGCAGCGCGCGTTTAACTTCGCTCAGTTGAGCCCTCGCGATCAAGCCGTCTACAGCACGTTCTTGGGCGCGCAACAGTTAGGCCGTGGGTTTGGCGGCCTTCTGGGTGTACAAGACCCCCAGCTGCAGCGCATTCGCCAGCGCCAGGAGATCATGCAGTCGATCAACCCAGCGGATATGGAATCATTGATGGCAGGTATTCAGCGTGCCTCGCAGACTGGCGACAACGAATTGGCGCTGTCGCTGACTGACTTTATGCGTGAGCAGGAAAGCAAAATACAACTGGGACGTCAACGTGAGGCTGCTGCTGGACGCGAACGAGTGCAAGGTCTTCCTTCGCAAATAGCTATTTCTCGCGAAATAGGAATTCTGCAGACAAATTTAGATGAACTGAAGAAAACACCAGAAACGCCAGAACGTAATCGTGGCATAGCCATTTTGCAATCGCAATTAGATAACCTGATTAAGCAAGGGCCAGCAGGCATTCAAGAAGCCGCGCGTATTGGCGACATAGAGCGTAAGCAAGCAGAAATGCGTGCTGCGAATGCGGACGCTGTTAACTCAGATGAGTACAAAGCGTTAGACGCAGAAAAAATGAGGCTACAGAGAGCCGCAAGAGCAACTGGGGCAACCGATGATGAGAAAAAAGCCACAGCCTATGCAAACAGTGTAAGTGACGATCCAAATTCAAAAGAGTGGAAGGACGCGTTTAGTTCCGCGTTTAACAGATTGATATTTGGTAAAGATGGTAGTGATAAATTCACTCAACTTACTAATTTGTATGCCCAGCGCAAAAAAGCTGTTGCAACTTCGGGCGTTGATTCAGAAGATGTAAAAATTATTGATCGCATCATAAATTCCATAGCGCCTGAAAAAGGCGATAAGACATTTGAGAGTTTGGCAAAAGCCGAACGAATTGGTGTACTTACTGATGAGCTAAATGCGCTAGAGGTAGACGGCAAGAAAAATACGCCGGAATACCGTCGTAAAGCTGTAGAACTTAAATCTCTGCAAGGCGATAGAGCTGGCACGCCTATTAAAGAAGTTGTGCTGGCTGAAGAGATTGCTAAACTCGACGCGTTTATACGCGACGCGAAAGATCCTACTGCGCCTGATGTAGTTGACGCTAAAACTAAAGCGCAGCTTTATCGCGATGCCATGAAGAGAGAAAGACCAAACATTGACACCCTTGGCTTGGCTAAAGGCGGTAAATACGATGGTCAACCAGTTTTCTTGGATGAGACTAGCAGAAAAACTTTTGTGTTTGATACTGATAAAGAAGGTAAGCAAATAGAAGTTCCGTACACCGGCGGCTTGAAAGGACTTAAGGGAGGTACGGAAGTTAATGTTGGCGGGTCTAAAGTCGTTGTTGATACTAGCGAAACTGGTAAAGCTGCCGGTAAAGAACTCGGTAAAGAACTGATTACCGTCAAGGATAAACAATCCGCGCTTGACAGCATTCAAGATGCGTTAAGTATGCTGAATCAGGGTATTTATGCAGGGTCGTATAGCGATATACGAAAAGGTTTGGCTAAATACGTACCAGGTTTTGATAACAAAGCTAAGGTTGCCAGAACGGAAGAGTTTGTGGCGTATATAGGCGACGTTGTCGTACAGCGGCTTAAAGACTTTGGTGGAAATGACTCTAATGAGGAGTTAAAGTATTTAAATAAGATAATAGGCGGCGATCTTGAAATGGAACCCCAAGCATTAAAACGCATTCTTGAACGGGCAGATGCCAAGATACGGCGCGGTATAGAGCGACTTCGCAGGCAAGCGGTAAGCGGCGAGAAGAAAGAGTCACTCACAACTACTTTACCCGAAGCGGACGCGGCGCAAGCCCCACCTAAGCCAACTAGACGCTTTAATAAGGCAACCGGTAAATTGGAGGTTGTTCAATAATGGAACCCAAATACGTTGACTTAGGTACAGTAGACGCTAACGGGAACCCAGAGATAGCTGAATTCCCTGGGGATATGTCGGACGAACAGATTGAGATGGTTTTAAGTGCTCAATCTGCCGCTCTGAGCGAACCTATGGCGGCAGCGCCGTCGTCCGGTTTTATGATGGGTTTAAAAGATCCTATAAGCGGCGCGGCTCAATTAGTACCGCGTGGGTTGGCGTATGCCACTTCTTTAG